ACCTGCATCTGGTTGATCTTTTGCATCTGGTTGACCTTCTGCATCTGGTTGATCTTTTGCATCTGGTTGACCTTCTGTGAGTGCTTCATCAGCTACGGAATCTGGTGTTTTTAAATTTTCTTCCTCGTCCTCTTGTTGTTCAGCAATAATCTCTGCGTCAGTTTTTGTACTTGTATCTTCTACTTCTACTAAATCTGATGCTATTTGATCAGGATTAATACCTGCTGTTATTAGAGTTAAACGATCTATTTCTTCTTTTGTTAATCCACCTCTTTCAAAATAGCCTGGTGATTCACTAAATCTGTCGCCTTCAAAAAAATCTTGATATTTCTGCGCTTCCTCTTTACCTAAGAAAAAATCCAAACCTCCAGCTACCTTTTCGCCACCTTCCATCAGGGCATCTCTACCTTTTCTCACTAATTGATAAAAAGAACTACCTATATCTTCTGGTGCAAAAAAACCACCTCTTCTTTCGGACGCACTTGGCTCATAAGGATAACCGCTAAATAATCTATTAAGTCCTGGTTCGTCTCTTGCTATGAATTCTTCTAGTGCCTTTTCAACATTCGCACCTCTTGCTATATCTGGTGAATTAAATATTCTATATAGTCTTGTATCAACAGCAGAGCCTTCTTGTATATTTTTAATACCTTGAGTGAAATCTATAATCCTACCATCACTTAATCTAATTTCGTTCGGTCCTAATTTTTTACTTACAACTTGTGGTAAATCTTCATCTGTATCGTCAAGATCAAAACCAGACATATCAGGAAGGATTAAATTAGGTTGCAAAGCTTGTTCTGTAGGTCTTATGTTGCTTGTAATAGAATCACCAGCTATAGCCTGTATGTCCTCAGAAAAATCTGGTAAAGTTGGTGTCGTCAAAGTTCTGTCGGGAGTAAAGAAACCATCTGTAACAGGCGGTACAATATTTTGTAAAGTGTTGGCTTGAGTGCTTAAGGAATCAATATCAGGATTTTGGTTGATAATCGTTAAAGGTCCACCCACCTCTATAGCTATTCTTTCGATTGTAGCCAATCCTAAATCTTTTGGAAAAGGTACACCCATACTCACATAATCAGATTGTAATTTTTCGAATATCTGTACTGGCGCTAAACCACTTCTAGATAGATTAGCTATTTCTGTAGTTACATCTATAAGAGGTTGATTAACTACATCACCATTTGCAAACATTTTTCGTTGTAAAACATTCATTATGCTGTATAAGTTCCTCCGCCAGTGTAAGGATTATATTGTCCGTATGGATTGCCGTAAATTACAGCAGGAGTTGCAGCTCCGCCTGCGGTAGCGGCAGTTGATTCGGGATCGCTAGAAGTTGGAGTTTGTGGGTTTGCAAAGTTTGCGTATGTGTTTAAGAATGTTCCAAGTCCTTGAGTTAAAGGGTCTACGGGAGCGCCGTAAGTCGTAGCAACTTGTGTTCTTCCGCTTTGATATGTAGGTAAAAATCCTCTAACGACTTGAGCTGCTTGTGTTGGAGCCATTCTAGTTTGTACTGCTTGTTCGTATTCTCTGCCAAGCGCAGTATCAACAAGACCTCTAGCTGTAGCGCCTAATCCCGCCAATTCACCTCTAGACCTGATACCTAAATCAACCACATCTCTTCCTAATCCGCCTATTCCAGCTCCGTAACCAGCAACATCTGATCCTATAGTTCTTGCTAGTCCAGCACGTCTACCGCCTATTCCACCTAATTGTGTTCCAAATCCAGCTAAAGTACCAGCCAATCGTTCTCTAGCTCCAGCTTGTCTACCAAACTCTCCTAGTGCTGCTTGTTGAGCCTGTCCGAAACCTCTACTTCTGATACCAGCTAAAGCTTCTCCTAATCCTCTACCTAATGCTGCTCGTCTTTCGTCAGCTGTTAGTCTTGCTCTTGAACCGAAAGCACTTTCGCCACCTGTTTGTATATCTCTAGCCCTTTGCGCTACGTCTTGAATTTCACCTTGTTTGAATACGTCATCTATAGTTTGTTGTACGACTCGGTCTTCAAACGGATCAAAAAACTGTCTAGTTAAATTAGGATCAAACTGCATACCAGCAGCACGTCTAGCCGTATCGGTTGCTGCTCCTAAATAAGCTTGTTCGCCAGCAAAGTAAGGTTGCGCCAACTCTCCAGCTCTACGAGACATTCCCATGCCTTCTTGATAAGCTCTAGTGCTGGCATCTAAATACGGTTGATATGAACCTAAACCACCATAGGCTCCTTGCATGGCAGCAAGTTCTAATGGAGACAGTCCAGCAGTCTGTCTCAGTATCGCTGGTTGGCCAAAAGCCCTGTTAGCTGCGGTAATAGCCTGAGAGATTATGCCTGGTGTATCAGGAGAACCAAAATAAGCCTCTCTAACAAAAGGATCAGATATTACCTCATCTCTTGTAATGTTGGTTAGGATTGGATTGATAGCTTCTGCCATTAGACTGCCTCAAATATATTCATCAACTCGCGCATGTTTTCAACGCCTTTTTCTCTAGAGGAACTTCCGCCAGAGATTAATTCTATACCTGACTTACCTTTTTTAAGATCAAATGCTCCAGCGCCCCTTGTTGCTTTAGCTGTCATTACAAACTCGCCATCGCTTAACATCGCTGGTATATCATCCGAAGTGCCTGTCCCTGGCCCAATTGACTCGCCGCCTTCACGTAAATCTAATTCAGCAATGCCACCCTCTGCGAAAGCTTGTCTACCCATACCTGCTACATCTAAAACAGCTGGTTTAGGTGTTAATCCAAACTCCCCTCTAGTTCCGCCAGTCCCTAATTCTTTTGATAATTGGTATCTACCAAGTTGATCCATCATCACTTGAGGAGTTTGTGCTAAACCACCAGCTCTACTTTTTGTATCGTCGTATACGGCTTTAGCTAAAAGGGCTGTCGCGCCTAATCCAAATCCACCTCCAGGAAAAGCTCCTATGGCTTCGCCTATTTTTCCAGGTATGGCCCCTATACCTTTAAACAAACTTGCTGATCTCGGGTCAGTCTGTCCTTTTAAAGTGTCTTCAATACCTTTAATAAAACGAGGGGTTTCTCTACCAAAAAAACTACCCGCTTTAGGTTGTTGTGCAGAAAAACGCATTGGGCCTGTCATCATAGTTTGCATGATTTGCCCTTCTGTAAATATATTTTGCCCATCCGTAAAAAGAGGATTGCCTCGAGCATCGAATCCATAAGGCTGAAAATAAGGCATATTTGCGTTAGGGTTAAATCCAGGAGTGCCTTGCGGCATACCTGGCATACCCATACCACTAAATATATTTGACAATGGACCGCCCTGGGTTAAGCCACCTATACCGCCAGATAATGCTGTTGAAAGAGAGTCACGCAAAGCACCACCACCTAATCCTGTACCCTCTGCAAATTGTGAAAAGTTTTGAAATCCTTCACCTAAACCACCAGGTAGCATTTTACCTAAACTGCCAATGCCGCCACTAATTGCTTTACCAACAGTTCCTAAACCGCTAGACAAAGCGCCGCCTACCCCTGGTATGCTGCCTACTAAGCTTGTTATGCCTGTGCCTAATCCACCAGCTAAAGCCCCTAAAGCAGAACCCACGCCTGGTACAAGCATTGCAACTGGTGCTACTTTTTTAGCTACCTTCTTAATTGATTTGAAAGCTTTCTTGAAAAACCCAAACTCAGGTAGTCCTGTTATCGGATTGATAGACATGCCAGATCCAACAGAGTATTCGTTCGGATCAAGGCCAGCCGCCCTCATCTCTTGGTTTATACGTGCTTGCGTTGCAGCTGATATGACTGGCGGTACGACACGTTCGCCCAAAGCAACGTGCGCTAGAAACTGATCCTCGTCTCTACCTAAACTTGCTATTCCTGTCCCAGATCTATTTATTCTATCCATTTGCTTTCAATTCTACTGTTTTTAGTGGTTTTGTTAAATAAAATTCATTTCTAAATAAGTTTTTTTATCTTCCCAACAAGGACGAGATAACAACCAAAAGACCAATAGATAACGATCTCCTGATTTTACGGGCAGTCCTCGGTGCATGTGAGTAAAGCTTGGAAACATCAAAGCGCTACCTGTAGGAAGCGGTTCAACGATGCCTCTGCCTTGAAATTCTGTACCACCACCTTCGTATTCACCTGTATTTAAAGGTACAACTACGCTTATATCTGCGCTGGCGTCGTGATGCCACGCGCCTTGTTGTTTGTCTTTTATATTGTAATTGGCTATTTGTACGCCACCATCTGTAACTACCCTGCCCCAAAGACCCATAAATATTGGGTTGAATATACTGCTGACGACATTCATTAAAGACAAATACAAATCAGGTATATGATCTTGTAAAACTATCTCGGGTATCTGTCTAAGCTTATCCTCGTCTGTATTAGGCTCAAAGTTAAAATGTTTTTTGATGTTATCTAGTTCGTCTTTGAATATATCGCAAAATGTTTCTGAGAATATAGGTGTTGTATAAACATCTTTAATTGGTTCGTTTATAACGGAATGTAAGGGTAAGTTGTTCAGGTTTTCTTGACCTTTGGATTTTAGAAAACGTACTATATCTAGTTGAGATTCTTTGACGGCTTGAAAAGTTTTGTCTTCTATAAACCAATCAGACGGTTGAGTTAGAAGTAAATTTTTTACTTCATACGAGGTATTTGTAGTATCTACAGCCTGCATATCAAATCTCTATACTTGTCGCTCCGTTATTTCTGACAGTTACAGAACCTAGTTCTGATTGCAGTTCAAAACCCCTTGGATTCTTAGGCGTATGAAGCTGTATCCATTTGTTTCCTGTATATACTTGCAAGACCCCAATAGATGTATTCCATACTACATCACCTTGGTTGAATTTTAAAGAACCAAGTTCTGTATCGTTGAATTGTGGCGTAGAATCAGGGTCAAATTTTCCTAAGTTAAGCTCTAAGATTCTTGTAAGTCTGTTGAAGGTTTCTTTACTTACAGAAGGTTGTAACTCCGTAGGCAGTCTTGTCTCTAATAATTTGCTCATCTTCTACCATCGGTTTTAACATCCATTCTTGTATCACCTAAACGCCAACCAATCGAAAGATTACCATTGTTAGAAGCGTCATCATTTGATTCAAAACGTACAACAGCTTGTCTGCCCCTAGCTCTGAGATTTATTTTTTGCGTAGATGATGATATTTCAGAAGTAGAATCAGTTGTTAAAGAGTCACCTGGAAAGTTGCGTACCTTTGTTACCACGTTTAAGGAACCAGCGTTAGCGTCTTCTATAAATTTAATATCAGGTATAAGTGCAGAAATTTGGGTAAAACGATCGCCATCTCCTATATCAAAATCGCTTGATTCTACAAAAACATTTGTCATAGCACTACCGTCGTTGTCAAAACCGATTTCGTGTTGATACAGAACACCTCCGTCGGTGGCCTGTGGATAAGGCTCAACACCAGCGTCTAGCCATACAGTCCTTACAAGTTGTCCGTAGTACCAAACTTTTTGTTGTGTATTGTAAATAACGTATCTATCTATTTCTGAACTAGATGAAGATGGGTAAAACCAACCTACCTCATTGTGTTCGCTATTTGTAAAAGCTTGTATCTTGTACGCTTGATCTTGATTTATATCGCCAAAAACATAGTTGTGTACACTACAAGGTAATTCTTCTACCGTTCCGTTGTAAAGGTAGAAATTATTGTAACTCATATAGTACACACCAGTAGAAGAAGTTATAGCAGCTTTTGGTCCAATCAAACCAGAGGCTTCGTTTATTAAGTTCAAAGCAAAAGTCAAAGGCGCACCTACAAACTGCATAGAGTAAACAGAAGTATCTGTAAATATAACTATTTCTTGTCTTGCCTTAACCGCTCCTACAATAAGTGAGCCTGATGATAATCTTAAAGATCCAGCAGTATTAGTTATTAATGGCTCAAACTCGAGTTCATTTTCTTGATCTGAAAATGCTATAAGCATGGGGTCTATTGTTCCGCTTCTACTACTTCCTGATATGGGATCAGCACCTAAAACTATAAGATGTCTATCAACTTCAGAAGTTATAACTTGTAAACCAACAGTAGGAACTAGATTAGCACCTGACACACTTGATAGTTGAACCGCTCTTGTACCTACGCCATCGTTTTCAACCCACCTAAAAATACCAGACGCTCTTGCGTTTATAATTAAGTTTTCTCCAAAGTTATCGTGTGTCCATAGTCGTAATTGATTGTTACTATCCAATGCAGTCGCACTACCCCAACCACTAGCACCCCAAGTGCCTACACCCCAACCTGTAGATTGCACATATACATCTAAGCCTGTATTAATTTGGTAAACAGCATCCGTTGAAGAGCCACCGTTGCCAGAATCACTTGAGTTGGCAGTTACCGTTGTGCCTGAAGTGTCTTTTGCCGTAATTGTATAAGTGTTGTCGCCAGTCACTAAATCAATTTGGTATTCTTGATTTAAAACAGACGCAATGACATTTCCTCCTAAAGAAACTGCGCTAGAAAAAGTTACAAAGTCACCGTTAACAGCACCGTGACTATTATCAGTTACAGTGATAGTAGAAGATCCATTAGTAGCAGCAAACGTAGCTGCATTTGTTGTTGTTTTACGTATTGGCGTTACATCTGAATAAGCTGTACCATCTTTGATATAATATTTAAGATGTGTTCCGACACCTAAAAATTTATTGCCTCCTAATGAAATCCAATTATGTAAGGCACGTGCTGTTCCTTGATAAGTGCTGTTAGTCAACTTTTGCCAACCGCCGAATTTTTCAACCCTACCCTCTCTGAACCTTATTAGATTGCAATCAAACCATCCCCCCTCGTTGCTATACGCTGTACCTTCTCTATATATACCTGGTCTGAATTGTACTTTAGAATATGGCATCTATACTTTCTCCCATTTTTTTCCTTCAAACATATCAGCTTCAGCCTGTCTTCGCTTTACTAAACCTTGTAAAACTTGTCCTCCAGCTTTATTCCATCTAACTATTTGTTCTGGAACTTCGTCATATTTGCTTTTATTTAAAACCTTTAATAATGTAGAAGATTTTAAATTGTTTGGTCCAAGATTAAACACCCAAGAACAAAGCGCATCAAATTGGTTTTGTTCCAAAGGGACCTTGACCATCTCGTTTATGTACCCTTCATATTCAGGCATTTCTTCTTGTAATAAATGCTCTGCTTCGTCTTGGGTTATTTGGTCGCCCTCTTTGACACCTTTAATTGTACCGTATCCAATTGTCCAAATGCCTACCGAGTCTTGGTATGCCTTTAAACCACATCCTTCAAAGTGTTTGATTAAAGATATTCCTTTTTCAGATATTTCCATTTTATTCTCCCCAACTACCGTCTTTTTTAACATGTGCTGTCTTTGTGCCACCCCAATATTCAACGGCGTGTCCTTCCTTGATAAGCTTTTGACAAACATCTTCGCCATCTGCCGTATAAGGTACGCCCAAAATTCTGCCATATTTACCTTTACCTAAAGATTTAATCCTAAATGTGCCTTTGCATAATTCTTTTAATCTCTCTTTAGCCTTCAAACCCAAGGCTTTTTCTTTTAAATTTCTTGTTCTAGATTCTGGAGTGTCAATTCCAGCAAGCCTTACTCTTTGTTTATGTAGTTTTACATCAAAACCAAGGTCTAAGATGCAATCAAATGTGTCACCATCTACTATACGATCAAGTGTAGCTCTATAAACAAATTCATCTGGGGTCTTACTCATCTTCAGTTTCCTGTGGTTTATCTAACTCTCTATAATATTCAATGATAGCCAGTATATCTTTTGTGTACCTAGTTATTTCTGCCATGTCCATTGATAGATTCTCATACTCCCTAGCTGATAAGGAGTAGAAAGCTCTTGGTGGTGCGTTCCCTGCTGACAAACTATCTAAATACTCTTGCATAGTAGTTGGCGTTAAAACCTCCCAATCTACATTTGTAAGACTCATCGGATAAGGCAAAGGCGGATGATATATAGGTGATCTTTCGGCTATAGTTTTGACTTGAACAGGTTTGACGGCCTGTTGAAAAGTAGAACAACTAGCTAAAAAAATTGATAAACTAATTAGTGCTAGGTTTTTCATTTGATTTTTCTGGGTTACTTAATCTCTCTAATTCAGCCATAACTCTTGCAGAACCTCTGTTAATTCTTCTTTGCATGTCTTCTGGATTGGCTAGAGCAGATTCATCTAAATCTAAGTTTGCAAATGTTTTTCGTAGTTTGTTCACATTTTCCATAGCCTTTTTATTTTCTGCGGCTAGTGTATTCATTTGTTGTTGTTGTTGTTTTGCTTGTTCTAAATGTTTTTCTATTGCGTCATTTTGTTTTTGTATCTCTGTTTCTAAGATTAATTGATTTCCCTTAAGGGTGCTTATCCTATCTGCTTGATAATCTATGTACCAAGCTGATCCAGCAATTGTAACTACTAATAGTCCTCCTAATATTATTGATAACTTTAATCCCATGTGTATATTTTTAAAGGCTTACTTATACCTTTTACCTCTATTGGTTTTAATGATTTTAGCTCAAATCCACAATTTTTTGCAGTCTCCTCTGCAATTATTAAATTGACGCCCACTGTTTTACAACTTGATTCGCACCTAGCAGCTATATTTACAGCAGAACCAATAGCGGTGTAATCAAATCTAGTGGACGACCCACAGTTGCCTATTACAGCTTCACCAGTGTTTACTCCCGCTCCTATTTCAACACCAATATCTGCGAGTTTAAATTGATCTTGTATTTCTTTAGCACATAATACAGCTGCTTCTTCGTGATTTTCCAAGTCTAAAGGAGCGTTAAATATGGCAAACATGGCGTCCCCTATGTACTTGTCTATCATACCGTCATACCTTTTTACTGTTTCAGATTGTATAGTCAAAGCTTCATTCATAATTTTAATAACGCTTTCAGGTTCCATAGTTTCACTCATAGCTGTAAAACCTCGCACGTCTGTAAATAAAAATGTGCATCTTTTCTTTTCACCACCCAACTTAAGTAGACTCGGATCAGATTGCAGAGCCTTTACTTGTCTAGGATCTAAGTAATGTTCAAACTGTTTTTTGATTTGCTGTCTTAACTTGTATTGTTCTCTGAAACGTATATAGAAAGCTACTGTGGCTGTAATAAATTGTGACACCAAAGCCCAAGTTACATCTATTAAGATACCATTTTGTATGGTAGATACTCCGTAAAAGGCTGTGGATGCAAACACTACAGCAAAAAAAGATACGCCCCATGTAATACCAAAAACATTCAATACAAGCCAAACAAAAACTAAAGAGAACAAAAATATTAATAACTCTAGAGCCAATGCGTAGTCAGGTATGTACGGACTATCTTGTATAAGTATAGATTCAGCTAGAGCTGCTTGTATTTTATGTGGTTCTAACAGACCTACTGGTGTGGCAAGTTGGGGCATAATACCTTTTGCAGTAAACCCAACGAATACAAATCTGTTTTCTACATCCATCTCTGATAAAGATGTTTCACGTGGAACAACCCAAGAAATCCATTTACGACCTAGACTATCAGTTTTCACTGGAGGCAATCCTTTTACTCTGACTTCTTCAACACCATTATCATTAGTTTTTATAACGTAGGTATCTGCTCCAGCTAAAACTTTAAGAACTTCCGTACCGTATGAAGATACCCAGCCATTGGGAGTGCGCATCAGTAAAGGTAGTCTACGTATTAAGTTATCGGCATCTGTACGGGCAACTGCTATACCTTGACTGGCGTTATATTTTAAAACGTCTATGTTTTGTATTACACCTGTAGCCATCATGCCACCAGTATCTTCAGGTCCTAGAATAACAGTTCCAGATGTAGGAGGATATTCACCCTCACCTTCAAACATAGCCAAAACACTTGGAGAAAATTTCAAAGCTTCCGTAAACTCAAAGTCACCACCAAATCTGTCGGGTTGTGGAAAAGCCATAACCCAACCTACGCCCATAGCCCCTTGTCTTAATAAATTAATATGTATTTGAGCTAATGTTTGTCTTGATAAAGGATAACCACCCTCATTAGCTATATCCTCCTCTGTTATATTTAAAACTACGAAATTACCTGATTCTTCTTTCTCTTGTATAAAACTATCAAAAGTTTTTAATTTTAATATTTCGTAGGCTACTGGTTGAAAATAATAAACAGACCCTAGTGCTGTAAATAAACTTAAAAATATAATAGTTTTTTTCATCCAGACCCTTGCTTGATAGTTATAGTGGTTGAAGAACCACCATTTACTTTAACTGTATTTGATACTCCGTCTTGTACTAAGATAATAGTATAGCTTTGAGAACCGTCTAATGACAGTCTTGCACTTTGGTTTACGGATCTGATCATACTTATGTTTTGGCCTGATACTATAGTTGTAATCTGTGTGTCTTTGTCCTGACCTATATCTGTACCAGTAATACGTATGCCTACACCGCCCTGTTTTAGCTGATCCTCTTCTTTAGATATTGCTAAAGCATCTATAACATTAAGTAAATCTTCAAGAAAGTTCACGTCTAAATAATTTATATCTAGTTCAGTAAATTCAAGATCAGCCTCTGTATCTAGAAAATCTTCATTAAGAAAATCAATATCTAGATCATCAAAATCTAAATAATTTACTGTCGTTCTTGATTGTGTTGCTTCTACTTGCTGTTCTGTTTCCTGTGGCGGATTGACAATCAACATATTATCAATCAAATCTAGCGATATATCTAAAGTTACAGGCTTTGTAGGATTGTTTTCATATACAGACACGGTTGTTGCCTGATACGGTTTGTTTAAAGTAACACTACCAGATGCTGTCGATACCAGGATTTCACCACTAGATATACCATTTTCATCTGGTAATAAAATTACAAGACTTCTACCTAATTCATCTACCGTGCATGTAAAATCTGTGCCTCTGATAGCTATATCAGCTGTCGGTGTTTTTATAAAAATTTGGCTTTTATTGTTGAATTTGCCTGTAATAAATCTTGCTGTGCCACTAGCAAACTTCAAGGCCATTTTTGATTTTAAAGGG